TCGCACCTTAGCGAGAAGCTGTGCGCTCATTCGGTAAGGGCTTGGCTGGAAATCGACTGCGTTACTGCCTGAAAGGGTGGCTGTACGCGCTTGCCAGATTTCAACAGATATCATTAAAGCTGCGTTCTGGATGGCTGCATCTGTAGTCCAGTCAGTATAAGTAGTTGTAGAAACAGTGCCATAAGGAAAAATTGGGTGATAAGCCTGAGCAGTAGAATGGCTTGTCGTCATTGTTATTGAGTAATCGCCTACTGCTGTGATTGTTTTGCTTCCATTATATGATGCACCGGAGTTAGCAATTGTTACGCTCTGACCTACATAAAAAGTATCGCGGACTGGATCATCAAAGTAAAGAGTTCCTTGTCCGACTATGTTTTCGTGTGCAACTGAAAACCATTTAGGAGCCCATAGCATTGGAAGAAGGACTGCATCAGAGGCATCGCATACTTCTTGAAGGACGGCATCAGTATACAAGGTACCGACTCCAAGAGTGCTGCGGAGTTCTGAAACTGTTGTAAGTGCCATTCCCATTCCTTTCTAAAGACTCTAGGGGATCAGAGGGCTACTGACCCCCTAGAGCGACTTAGTGTGTTATTTACGCTGCTGGAGCGTTGTAACGGCGTACGCCCTTACCTGACTTGCCAACATAAAGTGCCAAGTATCCGTAAAGTGCGATTTGGATCTGACCTGTGCCAAGTAGATTGACACGAAGTTCAGTTGTAGGTGATTCCCATGTGTAAACAGAACCTGGAGCTACAAGGAACATTGAATCATCTGCAACACCTGAAGTAGTGATGTTGTGATCAACAATAAGGTTAGCACCAAGAACATTGCCAACTGTTGAACCTTGTGAAACTGCGCCTGATGCGTTCTGTGGCTGTGCAGCTGCGTATAGAGCACGCTTGTTATCATCGGCGTAGCCCATGATCGCTGCCCACTGGTCAGTAGATGCGACAAGCTGGTTAGCGTATTCGCCACCAGTGCCCTTGTATGCTGCTGCTGATTCTGTTGCAATGAATGACTGCAATCCTGCTGCTGTTGAAGCAGTTTGTGTTGCAACTGTTCCAGATGATGCAAATGCTGAAAGAAGTGCTGTATCTGTTGCCTTCTCATAAGCCTTGCGTAGTTCAGACATCAAAAGCTCCATGAATGCAGGAGAACTTCTGTCAATGAGCTCAAAAGATACCTCATTGAGGCCACTGTACTTCTGAATCGAAATAGTGTCATAAGCTGAGGTCATCCCAGTTTCTGATGTTGCTGAAGCTTCATTGACTGCTGCCACTGTTGGAGCTGTGTTAGCAGATGAGGCGTTCGTATAAAGGCGTGGAATGGTAAATGACATTCCAGTGATTCCTGCAAGTGATCCGCGAGTTACAGCATTGAACGCTGGGCGTCCTGAAAATGTATCTGTTAGGAATGTGTTGAGGTGTGATGGTAATGTCAAACCTGTATTTGTTGAAGTTGAATCATCAGCTGCTAATACTGTGCGACGCGCTGCATCGTCACCCATTGCTGCCTTGATGTTAGCTTCTAGATATTGTGCTGATGAAATTGGTGCAATGCGCTCGCGCACATTAGTAACTGCAACTGTTGGGCGAGCCGCTTCTACTGCTGCCGCTTCAACTGCTGGAGCTTCTGCCTGAGTGGTTTCTTCCACGATGGGCTCGCTTTCTGGTTGTGTTGGTTCAGCAGGGATTGTTTCCTCTGCTGCAATCTCTAGCACCTGAGCAGACTTGAATGCTGGCTCTGTTACGAGAGAAACTTCTTTTAAACGCGCTGATGAAACTACAATGTGTCCATCGCGTGAAGGCTTTGATGCAATTACTTCTGCACCGACAGAAAGACCTGAAACCAATCCTTCTTGTGCTTGAATAAGTGCATCGTTACCACCTGTTGATCGTGATAACTTAAATGTTGCATAGATACCATCTTGACGAACCTCAGCAGAAATCATGCGACCCACTGGCTTTTTCATATCGTGCTGAGATAACAATTTAATTTTGGTTGGGTCTGCAATTTCAATTGAGCCAGCTTCAAATACAACGCCGCCCATATTTGTTTGTCCAATTTCGCCTGTTCCCATAGGCACAATTTTGCCAGAGATTTCTCGGCGGTCTTCGTTGCACTCAATCGATGATGCTTCGATGATTAGTTGATCCATTAGATTCCTGCACTTCCGTTTGGTGTTAAATCAGTCATTGCCATTGCTTGTTCAGTTGTAATGAGTCCAAGTGTTATAAGTTTTTCAAGCACTTGAATTTCCACTAAAGGATCTTGCTTAAGGAATGTGTCTCCTACACAGAATTTAACCTCATGCCCGGCTGTTGAGATATCGTCCATTGAGAGACGAGATTGAATCGCTTGTATATAAGGCTCAATTGATAGCGCATAGAATTGCTTGCGCTCATCTTGGACATTGGCATATGTCATTGTTGAATTCATGTCACTTGACAAATAATAGGCAGGCACATTCATTGTGCGAGCAATTTGTGTTGAAAGATTTTGAATAGCATCGTTATACATCATGTCTTTTGGACTAAATGAAACTGACTGATATTCAAGAGTAGATGTTAAATAGCGAGTGCTGTTTGTTTGCGCGCCGCGCTTCCAAGCGGAAAGTAATCCTTGGACTTCACTAGGAGGCAAATCCGCTCCGTTGTTGCGGATGTATCCAGCAGGTTGTGGCTGAGCAGAATTAGTAGCTGCGGCGCGTTCTACATCAATGGCTGCTTGAATTGTGCGACTACCGCGATCTAATACGCCTTCATCAAATCCTTGAATTGTCACAATGTCGTTCATGTCGATTGGCTTCATGTCAACATAGTATTGAGTAACCATGATGCCTTCGAGATCTGTTGTAAATGTAACGCGTGAGTTAGCAACCCACTCAAATGATGCTGGGCGTCCATCTTCGGCATACCGCTCAGTAACTAAAAGATAACAGACACCATAAAACAAGAGACTATCTACGCACCAAGTCAATGTGACAAATGATGGTTGATTTTTAGAAAGTTGCTTGATCCATTTTGGTGGAGCTATTACTTCACCAGTAGAAGTCTTGTAATACTCTAAAGGAATCGAAGCAACAGTTCCACAGATCAAATTACGAGCTCTTGCAACGCTAGGCACAGACATCGCGTCATGTCGTGAGACCCTAGCAAAAATTGCATTGTAAAGGCTGGGCATATTTTCACCCATAACTTGCGGTGCCAGTTGTGCTTCAACAATTTGCGATTTACGCGAGAAGATACCCATAGACAGAAAGTGTAGCATTTGTCAAGAGATTAGACAATGTGCTAGGGCGTGTCTAACTATAGATTTGAGGTTTAGGTGCAGGGATCATTAACTTGCTAACGACCATTGCCAAACCAATAGGAGCTGAGATGTCTCCAGCACTCTTTCTCTTAATAATGCGCCAAGCCGAATCATTGACCTTAGCTGCACAGTTATTCATCTGTTGGATTAGTTCTGCCTGGCCATTATGAACCACACGAGCATTGACCAAGCCTTCAAGTAAATCGCCACAGGCTTTGTAGAACTGTTGACCTGAAACATCTTCGACCATGACTCCAGCGTTGCCTAAGCGATCCGCAATTGTTTGTGTCGCGTACTTGTCAAAACAAACTAAACGCGGTTTATAGATATCGCACCAACCTTTGATGGATGCCGCCATCTTCAGCTCATCGATTGCAACCTGAGAGGTGTAAGTCTCTAAGATCCCGATGCCAATCCTCCCATCTGGGAGTAGCTGTCCTGCGACCAATGATCCGTTCCTGCGTGAAGGACTGACATCGAAACCGAATACAGTATAAGCCCCGGGAGCCATTTCTAGTGTGCTATCGGATGTATCTTCTAATACGCCATGAGGCCAAGGACTACTTAGTGAGTCGATCCACTGACAAAGCGTTTCAGTCCGCGTATTTTCAATAGGAGATGTAGCAATCGCTTCTTCAATCGCTTCTTCCGTGATTGTGTACCCCAGTGAGGGGTTAGCCAAAGCCCATGCATTGCGATCAGTTATCTTGCAGTATTGAGGGGCTGAGTATTCATAAAATCCAAAAGACTTTGGTGGATAGTCGATAGCTCGTTCTCGTAAGTCGTTAAGGACAGTGCTGAAAGCGTCTCCTGCATTAGAGGTAAGAAGCGTCTGAGAGTTTGGATGAGCTCTAGTCGTAGGAGTAGCAGCTCTAAATCCATCTTCTGTGATCTCTCGGACTTCATCGATGTAGAGCAGTCCATTGACGGATCGACCGCGAGATCCGTCTCTAGTTGCTGCAACAACATCGAGCCTTGCTCCAGATAGCATCTCAATTGACTCTGTGCCGTTCGCGTGTCTGATTTGTTTGACGAATCCTTTAAGGTGGTCATTTGTCTCCAATAAGCTAGTTACTTGTCTAAAGGTGTCTAAAGCCATGCTTCTGTTAGAGGACATGATAAGGACATTGGTATTCCACTTAATTAAATGAGCAAGAATCAACATACGCGCTAAATGAGTCTTGCCGTTCTGCCGAGCGACCAGAATTAGGTTTGTCTTGCGAATCCACATGCCCTTCTTGTCGATAGTAAGCATGTCTTTAAGCACAAACTCCTGCCAAGGCATCAAAGGCATCTTGACAATCTCACAGAGATCCTTGACATCTTGCAGCTTGTTTTCGCCCTTTAGAAGTGGACTGTGAAGCCTTGGTTTGGTTGCCCCTCGTAGGGCTTTGGACTTTCTGGGCTTAGTTGTCATTGATCTGGATCGGGTCGGGTCTTAAAAGGACTGTCCAGCATCGTCTCGGACTGCATCGGGGAGGGGAACCCTGAAAAGACAGGGGGGGTAGAGGTCGTACCTAAGAAAAGGCCTTCTTTCGCGCCCTTGGCGCTGTTGCATGGTGCACAGCATGCGACTAGGTTCTCTAGGTCATGCGTACCGCCTGCCTTGCGTGGTATGACATGATCAACTTGTGTTGCATCGTTGCCACAATATTGGCATGTGTAACTATCTCGTTTCAGCACTCGTAGCCTTTGGTCTTTCCAGCGTTGAGTACCTAAGTCTCTATGTGACTGGTTCATTTAATGGCAGCTCTGAACTCCGGGCATGAATGGCAAAGGGTGCTCTTTATATGATTACATCGTGGGCATGATAACACTAAGTTGTGTGGTGCATCTGATCCACCTCTGGCTTTTGCTACTACATGGTCTATCTGTACCTCATCATATGTCACTAAATCATCACAATAATGGCATCTAAGACCATCTCTCATAACTAAATACTTCTTATACTTCCTGTAGTTCATAGGCCACAATGAGTAGCCTCTTTTCATCTTTCTTATGTTCTTTTCTTTAGGATTATACTTTCCACCCTTTTTAACACTAAAGCCTTCTGTTGTTGCAAACTGATAGATTTGCGATCTATCGACATTAAGAGCTTGTGCTAACCAGTTACCGCCTTTTAGAGCATGCTCACGCACAAAGGCTTTTTGTTCATCTGTTAATGCGTTTCTAGGCATTTAATGCCATCCTTTAGCCTTCCAATGATCATAAGCCTTGCAGGGCGTTGAGTACCTATGCTTAATGTAGCGTAAGCCCCACTCTACTTGCTGTATTGGTGTAGCTGTTAATAGCCATTTAGATCTACCTTGTGGAATACCTGCATGACTACCATTAACTGCTTTAGGATTCCATGCACTCTCTTTACCATATAAAGCTGCAATGCATTTGTATTGTTTAACATCTCCTAATGAGTAATATGCATATTGCTTAGGAGTCATAGATATATCATTTAAATTTGTAGAACCTGCTTCATACGGTAGCAATAGAGATATCCCAATAGCTACTAGCACCCCGCAAGCTACGCCCCTCAGGGGCTTGCGGTGAGCCTTTGAGAGGCTCTGCGCCGTTAGCGTACCATTGCTGTCAAATCCATTTACATAAGTGCTGGTCAGAGCGGTGTGTCGCATTGGAATAACTCCTTTGTTATACCCTGTGGATAACTTCTGTGGATAACTATTTATCCGTTGTATAGAAGCCCTTGCCCTTGAAGTGAATAGCTGAGGCACTAAAGCCTTTAATCATGGGAGCATTGCATAACTGGCATGGCACTACTGGTCCACTGT